GCCGCAGCCCGCACCGCTGCCACCGCCGGAGGTCAGGCACTCCGCGCATCAGCCCAGCGCATCGACCCGAGGGACCCTGCTGCTGGCCGCTCTGCTGAGCGCCGCCGCACGAAGAGCGCATGGCAGGCCGACGCCTGGGACTACTACGACAACGTGCCGGAGATGGGGTTCGGTGGCCGGTTCTTCGGCAATAACCTGTCGAAGCTCCGCCTGTTCGCCGGCTACGTCGTGACCCCAGGCCAGCCCCCGGTCCCGGTGGATGCCACGGACCCTGACGGGGTGCCGTACCTGTCGGAGGCCACGCAGCTCGCGGCTGCCGCAGCCCTGGCGCGCATCGAGTCCCAGCAGGGCGGTCACGCTGAGCTGCTGAGGGACTACGGCATTAACCTGTGGGTCGCTGGTGAGTGCACGCTGCTCGCGCTGCCTGATGAGGCCAGCCCCACCGGTGAGGCGTGGAACATCTACTCGTCCGATGAGCTGGTGCGCCGAGGTAGCAAGTGGCTGGTCCGCACTGAGCCAGGCCAGCAGGATGGCGACGCCACCACGGTGCCCGACGATGCCCCGATGTATCGGCTGTGGGTCCAGCACCCGCGCTGGTCTGCTCTGCCTGACTCACCGACGCGGCGGGTGCTCGAGGTCTGCGACGAGCTGATGCTGCTCACCCGCTCCATCCGCGCCGGCGCCACCTCGCGCATCCCGCGCGGCGTGTTCGTCGTGCCCGAGGGTGCCCTCAAGGGACCAGCCGACGTGACCACCGAAGCCGAGGGTGATGGTGAGGCCCTGGCCGACCCGACGGTGCAGGCCCTGGTCGATCACTTCGTGACGGGCATCAGCGAGCCGGGCAGCGCGTCGGCCATCGCCCCCTACGTGCTCGCGGTGCCTGACGAACTCGTGGACTCCGTGAAGTACCTCGAGGTCGGGTCGGTGTTCTCGGCTGATGAGGCCCGCACCCGAGATGAGCTGATTCGTCGCCTCGCCAACGGCGTGGACCTGCCCCCGGAGATCCTGCTCGGCCTCGCCGACGTGAACCACTGGACCGCCTGGCAGATTGACGAGCAGACCTTTAAGTCGTACCTGGAGCCGTACGCCCAGAACTTCGTGCTGTCGCTCACCTGGGCCTACTACCGGCCCGCGCTCAAGGCTGCGGGCATCACCGAGCCGGAACGGTTCGTCATCTGGTACGACGAGACTGAGCTGGTCGGGCATGGCGATATGGGCGCCGCAGCGGACACCGGCGCGGCTGCCGGCTACATCGGCGAGTCGGCGTGGCGCCGCTACCGGGGGTTCGCTGAGGCTGACGCCCCCACCCCCGAAGAGGATGAGCGACGCCTGGCACTCCAGCGCGGTGCGATCGACAGCACCACCACGGTGGCGCTGCTCGAGGCCCTCGGCATCCTCACAGCCACAGGTGCTGGCGCGATCCCGGCAGCCTCGACTGAGGTGGCCCTGCCAGAGGCCACCGTCGCCCCTGAGGCGGAGACCACCCCCGGCCCACCTGAGCTGCCCGACATGACTGAGGCGCCGCCAGCGACGATCGCCGCCGCGTTCGAGCCAGAGGCCAGGTCGCTGAGCCTTGACAGCCTGGCGCGCCGCCTCGGCCAGATCGACCAGGCCCTCCGGGCGCGCCTGACCGCCGCTGCTGACGCGTCGATGCGCCGCGCGCTCGAGCGCGCCGGGGCCAGGCTCCGCTCGAAGGCACTGCGGGCCTCCATCGCTCACCGTGACACGATCGACGGCGTGCCGAATGAGCTGGTGGCTGCCCGCCTCGGTGAGGCCATCGTCGCCGCCCTGGGTGAGGACACCGACACGCTGCTGGCTGACTCGTTCGCTGAGCTGCGGCCCCGCTTCGATAGCTGGGTCGAGCGCGCACAGCGGCAGTCCATCGCTGAGATGGCACGGGCCGGCGTGGAGCTTGACGAGGTGGACCTCGAGCAGCTCGAGCAGGCCCAGCGCGACGACCGAGAGGGTGCGTGGGCACTGCTGCTCGCCAGCCTCGTGCGCCAGGCGAACGCTGCCCTGTACGCACCCGACGTGACTGCCCCACCTGTCGGCGAGTTCGATGGCACCGTGCTGGTCCCGCCCTCGGTGATCCGCGAGACCCTGAGCCGGGCTGGCGGCGCGATCGGCACCACCACCGACGGTGGTGCAGTGCTCATCGGCACCACTGAGCAGCCGGCAGGTGCTGTCGCCACCGGCACCCGCGTCGCTGACACGCTCGCCACGGTCAACATCCGCACCGCCGGCTTCGTGTGGCTGTACGGGGACCCTGGCAGCCGCACCACGAACTTCGTGCCCCACGAGGATCTCGACGGCGTGGAGTTCCAGTCGTTCACCTCCCCGGTGCTGGCGAATGACCAGGAATGGCCCGACGTGGCCTACTTCCGGCCCGGAGATCACCTGGGCTGCCAGTGCGACTTCGAGCCGGTGCTCACCGACGGCACCACCGACACTGGTGACGGAACTACGCTCACGACTCTGGAGGTCTGAACCCATGCCACGCCGCCTGCGCCGCCTGTTTAGCTATGACACCCCGACTGATGGGACGCCCGACGTGGCACCCACCTCGGTGGACCTGACCGCGGCGGAGCCAGGCGCCGGGTCGTACTGTGGGCGCTGCGCGTACTTCGTGGCCCCCAGTGAGCTGGGCGACGAGGGTGCCTGCACGATCGTGGAGGGCGCCGTGATGCCCGAGCAGGTCTGCGCCCTCTTCGTGGCTCGCACCGAACCGACTGATGCTGAGCAGCTCCCCACCCCTCCACCGATCCCAGAGGCCGAGGCCGAGCCGGCCCCCGCGCCTGAGCCAGTCGAGGTCGAGGTGGAGGTCGTGGCCTCTGGCGCGCTGACCGCCGACGCCGGCTACCTGCTCGGTGAGCCGCTCGACCTGCTGCCCCTCGAGGGTGAGCAGGTGCCGATGAGCCGCGTCGCCGTGCTGATCCGCGAGGGCGAAGAGTCCAGCGATGGCCGCTACATCGAGCCGGGCGCGCTCACCTGGCGGGACCTGCCGCTCACCATGACGATCAATCACGACCCGGACCAGCGCCCCGCCGTCATCACCCACATCGGCCGCGCCGCCGACCTCGGCGCCCTCGAGGCGCTCGCAGCGGAGGCCGTCACAGCTGGTGAGGTCACCCCTGAGGCGTTCACCGCAGCGACTGGTGACGCCGGCGACTTCATCGCTGCCCGCATCGAGTTCGACTCTGAGTGGCTCGGCCAGGACACTGCCCGCGAGGTGGAGGTCGGCCTGCTGCGCGGCGTCAGCATCGAGATCGGCAACGAGGACGCCGACTACCTGGAGACCCCCGACGGGGAGGTCATCTACGTCGTGCGCTCTGGTCGCATCGGCGCTGCGTCCCTGACCCCGTTCCAGGCCATCGAGTCAGCGCGGGTGCTCGTGCCTGCTGAGGCAGCCCAGGACGACGAAGAGCTGCCGATCGAGGCCATCACTGAGGTGCTCGCCTCCGCCCAGCTCGCGTCGCCGCCTGCTGCGTGGTTCACCGACCCTGGCCTCGACGGCCCGACGCCCATCACCATCGGCGCTGACGGCCACGTCTTCGGTCACCTCGCGCTGTGGGGCACCTGCCACATCGGTCGCCCCGGCGTGTGCCTCGAGCCGCCGCGCAGCTCCACCGGCTACGCCTACTTCCTCAAGCCTGACGCCGTGCTGTGCGACGACGGGACCTCCGTCGCTGCTGGCCGGCTCACCCTGGGCACCGGCCACGCACCTGTCGGGCGCGGCGTCACTGCTCAGGCCGCGGCGGAGCACTACGACCACACCGGCAGCGTGGTGGCTGACGCCATGGTCGGTGAGGATGAGCACGGCATCTGGCTCGCCGGGCGACTCCGCCCCGACGCTGACGAGCTTCGGGTCCAGCAGCTCCGAGCCGCTGACCTCTCCGGTGACTGGCGGCCCATCGATGGCAGCCTCGAGCTGGTCGCTGCCCTCGCGGTCAACGTGCCAGGGTTCCCGGTGCGGGCCACGCAGGCAGTGGTGGCCTCTGGCACGCAGGTGGCGCTGTTCGCTGGCACTCACCTGCGCTCTGGCTCGAGCGACTGCGGCTGTGACGGTGGCAGCGTGGAGCTGGTCGCTGAGGTGCGGCGCCTCGCGGCGATCGTGGACACCCTGGGGCTGGCGGCCTCAGCGGTGGACGTGGTGGCGGAGCGCATCGCTCACCGCTGACGCTTGACTGGTGCTAGGCACCTAGCATAGAGTCAAGCCATGACCGAGACCCAGAACCTCTACCAGAGCATCACCCGCCCCGGTGATGCTGCCATTAGCCGGCGCATCGAAGAGGCTGACGCCGCCTACTGGAGCGCCTACAACGCTTTCACCCCTGCCGATGAGCTGGAGCGGCTGAGCGACGCGCTGATCGATGCCCAGCAGGCCGCACGATGAGCACCCCGAGCGAAGGCTGCCTCCGGCAGGTCATCGGAGATGCTCATGCTGCTGCTGGCGGCGAGATCGAGTACCGGGTTCCCATGGACGCAGACTGCGGCGCGACGAGTGATCGCCTCTTCGACCTGGCTGCTGAGATCGGCCAGCACGTCAACGTGGGCAGGGTCGCCACCCGCACGCTGCTGGTGAGGGCAGACCGATGAGCACGCCGCAGACGTGGACTGGCCCGAGCGCCTACGACGCCGCGGCCACTGCCCGCGAGACCACCGCCTACGGCCAGAGCGCCGAAGCGCGCCGCACCTATCTGGAGGTGCTCGAGGACACCGGCGACTACCAGCTGGCCTCTGACGCCGCCGACATCACTGACCAGGCCATGACTGAGATGGAGGACGAGCGATGAGCATGGATGCTGTGGACGACCTCGAACACGCTGAGGGGCTGATGGACCCAGCCCAGCGGGCCACGTACTGCCGGCCCACTTGCCGAGCCGACGGCGAGGCCGACTGCCTCTCTGGTGACTGCTGCGGGTGCCCCTGCCACCATCGGCAGCCAGTGATCCCGGCGTGGTGCCCCACGGCACTCGCCGCGTGGATCGGTGACGACCCGAGCCTCTACCCGGACCCCGACACCCGCGAGGGCCAGGCCCTCATCCGCCTGTGGCGGCTCATCATGGATGGATGCGATGAGGAAGGGGTCGGCCCTGGCAGCGGTGCCGACGATGCTGACAACGCCTACCAGACCCTCGGCCGCTTCGGGCTGATCGTCGCATGAGCCGCACCGTCTGGTACTTGACTAGTGCTAGGCACCTAGCATAGGGTCATCACATGACCGAGACCGAGAACCCCACAGCCACCCGGACTTTCGCCCAGGCCATGAAGGCCCACGGAGTCACGACCACGAACTCCAGCATCTACGAGGGGCACCGCCGCACCACGGTCGCCATCGACGGTGAGACCGTCGGCTGGGTCGACCGAGGGCCAGGCCGGTGCGGCTGGGCCGCCACGGCCAGCACCTCGCAGGGCAGCATCGACCGGGGCGATTGGCACTCCACGAAGCGTGAGGCCATGACCGAGGTCATCGCCTTCGCCGACGCCCGCACCGCCGCAGCGATCGAGCAGGCCACCCGATGAGCGCCCACCCCGAGGTGCGGCAGTCCAGGCGAGCCAGGAGCACTGGCACCGTCGTGCTGGTCATCGACTCGCACCACCCCGACGCCTGG